GCGAGGTTCCCCAGCCCGTCGGTCGCAACCGGGTTGGGGACCGTGCCGGTCTTGTTCCGGTCGGCGTAGACGGTGGCCTCGCTCGCGAGGTCCTCGTCCGGGTGGATCGTGACCGCGACGTCTGGGGCAGGTCGCCCTGAGCGTGTGGTCACCGTTCCCGACCAGCGACCGGCGTGAGTCCACGCCACCGCCCACCCCCGATCGCGTTGGAGATGGATCCCAGAGCCCGGCGCGGCACCCGCAGCACCTACTGCCGCGCCGGGTCCTGGCTTACTGGGCCGGCTGCCGCTCGGTCGGCACACCGGCCTCGTCGAGGGCAGCGATGACCGCATCTCGGTCGGCGGTGTCGTCGACGTCGACGTTGTGCGCGCGTGCGTACGCGCGCCACTCCGGAGCGCCCGACCCAGCACCGCCGCGCGGCGGTGGACCGTCACCGTCGCCACCGGTGTCCGGGATCTTCGCCGGCTTGATCGGTGTACCCGGTGGGACGTCCCACGCCTTTGGGTTGGTGATCAGCGGGTGGAGCTCGGCCGGGACGTCGTCGTCCGGACCGAACGCGCGGCCGGCGACGTGAACGTGGGAGCGCAGCCGCGGCCGATCCGGATATCCGCCGGCCATCAGAGGACGTCTCCGACCATGAGCAGCCGCGGCCGCTCGAGGATCGGCATTCCGACCGCGCCGACTTTCGTCCAGGTGCGGAGCGGGTCGCCTTCCTTCATGACGACGCCGACCAGGCCCGGCATCTCCTCGTAGACCAGGCCCGGGTTGTCCAGCCCGGCCAGCTCGAGCGCCTCGGCGGTGATACCCCAGGCGGTGTAGCCCAGGTCGCGGGGGTTCTGCGGCAGGTAGATGACCCGGTCCGCGGGGATGGTACGGACGTTGACGCCGTCGACTTCGACGCGGTGGTCGTACTCGATGATTTCGGGCAGGCGGTGCGCCCGGCGGATCGCGTTGAGCGATTCCTCGGTCAGGATCGACGGCGATCCGCCGACCACCATCGGCGCCAGCTCCCGGTACTGCTCGGACAGCAGCAGGTGCCCGATCGTCGCGGACGGCATCAGGACGTAGCCCGGCGGCTGACCGTTGGCGTCGATGTACGTCTGGCGCCACGCCCGCTCGTCGGACAGCGGCGTACCGGTCGCGTAGTTCGACCACACCACCGCGGCGGTCACCAGGTGACCGGCCGGTACGCCGAAGTCCGCCTCGATCGTCAGGCCGTTCTCTCCCGCGAGGGTGAACTTGCCGTCGACCAGGACGTCACCGCGGGCGAGCTCCATCCGGTTGTGAACGGCGCTGGCGTTGATCTCGACGTCGTTGTAGATCGCGTCGATGACGCCGTTGTCGGCGGTGCCGCCGGTGCGGATCCGCTCGAGCTGCAGGCGTTCCCACTCGCCGATGACCGTCTTCTGGCCGAGCGGCGGCAGCGTCACCCGCGAGCGGGTGAACGAGTCGCGGCGGCCGACCGGGGTCGGGGCGTTGTAGGCGCGGAACTTCGCGGCCCGGTTCGTGCGGGTCGCCTCGTCCCACGCGGCCTCGATGTCGTTGACCCGCTGATCGGGCAGGAACCGGTTGAGAATCTGTCCGGTGGGCAGCGGTACCTCGCGGACGTAGCCGGTGAGCTCCGCCGGGGTGACGTAGTCGTCGATGATCACAGGTAGTCAGCCCCTCACCAGTACTTGATCCACGAAGCCAGGTCGATCTTTCCGGCCGCGTCCAGGCCGTGTCCGGCTGGCAGCCGCGCCTCGACGACCGACCCGGCCCACATCAGCGGCGCGGGAATATCCGGGCCGGACGCGCCGGCGCGAACCCTCACGCTGTTGAACAGGTGCCCCGCGGCGACTTCCTGGCCGTTGGACAGCGCGTTGTTGTACGGCCCGTAGAGGCCGCTCGCGGTGATCTTGGCGATCACCAGCCCGGACGGCAGGAAGCCGTTCGGGTAATGCGTGCCCGCGGTGAAGGCGGAGATGTCGAGGGTGATCGACCGGGTCAACAGGAACGCCTGCTGGTCCAGCCACGACCGATCCTCGACGGTGAAGGTCTCTGTGCGGACCGAGATGTCCGTCATCGCTCACTTCCCTCGGATGATGTGAATCCCGGCCGCTGTCCGCGCGTGGCGCGCGATACCGGGTTCTACGTGCCTTGTGTCTTGCCGAACCTCGCCCGCGCCCGCTCCCGGCCGGCGTCCATGCCTCCCGAGGTCACCGGTCGGCGTGTGCCCTGATCCAGGCCGCCGCCCGCCGGCGGCTGCGGTCCGCCGCCCGCCGGCGGCTGCGGTCCGCCGCTTGGCGGCTGCTGACCGCGGCCGGGCTGGTCGCCGCCCATGCGCTCGAGCAGCTTCTTGGCTTGCGCCTCGGCCTGCTCGGCGTCGGTCGCGGTGATGAACTCGATCAGGTCGCTGGGCAAGCCGACCGCGGCCGCGGCCTTGTACCGCGCGAGCTCGGCCGCTGACGCCGACGCGGAGGCGCGCAGCTGGTCGCGTTCCTGTTCCCATCGCTGCTGATCGGTCTGCAGATCCGACTGCAGCGCATCGAACTTGCCGGCCTTCTCTTTCAAGTCGGTGTAGTCCGCGTACTTCGCCGCGTTCTTCCGGCGGTCATCCGCCAGGAGCGCGTTCACCTGGTCCTGCGTGAACGTGCGCGGCTCGTTGTTGCTACCCGGCTCAGCGCCGGTCGGGAGTGTCACGTGCAACCTCCATCAGGAGTACCGCCCTAAGGGCGTGAGAGCCTCGCCGAGACGGCGAGTAGGCGGCCGGGTCGGCCGCGCGTTACTGGTCGGCGAGCAGCAGCGCGCGCTCGTCGACGTCGATGCCCTGGGGCCGGGAGAACCGGTCGCGGGGGCGGACGAGGACCGCGCCGACTTCGCCGTGGGTCTGCACCGTCGACACCATCAGGTCGCGGTAGTCGATCGCGCGGCCGCCGCGGTCGGCCTGGCCGGTGAGGTCGAACACCGCGTCGTGCAGCCGCTCGAGCAGATCTCTGTCGAGGACCGCCGCGCCGTGGGCGAAGAGCGGCTCGACGGTGCAGTCGCAGCCGGGGTGGATCGGGTTGAGCTGCTCCACGAGGTAGCGCTGCGTCGAGGCGATCACGCACAACCCGCACGACGCCGGGCCCTGCAGCACGCGCCGCCACGCCACCGGTTCGACGTCGGCCGGTGCGGCCTTGAGGGCCCGGTTCGCGGCAGTGGCGTGGGTCATCTGCAGGTCGGTCTCGGCGAGCTCGGCCAGGCGCACCGAGCCGGCCTCGATGGAGTCGCGCATCCGGTCGCCGCGGGACAGGCCGGTGTAGAGGCGCACGAACGGCCGCCGATACACCTCCGCCTCGTCCACGCCGCGCCGCAGGTTCGTCACGTCCGCCGGTGACAGCGTCGCCGGCGGGATCCGACGGCCAGCCTCCTGCGACAGCGCCTCGGCGATGTACGCCGCCGTGAGGTTGCCGAGGGTCTGCTGCGCCGCCCGTAGGGTCGGCAACGCTTGGTCTTGGAACCTGGTCACGTCCTCGTCGCGCCAGGAACCGAGGTTGAGGAACAGGTCGACGACGAAGTCGAGCAGCTGCTGGCTGATGGAGCGGCGCGCAGCGGTAAACCGCTGCGCCGTCGACGCCGCGGGCTGAGTCACTCGGCCCGTGGCTCCTCGTCCTCTGCGGCCGCCGCAGCGGTCACCTCGTCGCGATCGCGGCGTTCGGTGTCGCCGGTGTCTTCGTCCTCGATGATCTCGAACTGCGCGTTCGTCGGATCGCTCAGCGCGCTCACGGCAGCACCTCCAGGCGGATCACGGCTTCACCGTATGAGGTTGGCGACGGTTCGACCGACACCACACGGAACCTGGTCGAGCGGGCGAGCAGCAGCTCCTGCTCTCGGGCGAACGCCGACCGGGTACCCAGATACAGCGCCGGTGACCCGGCCGGGACGTCGACGATCAGCTTGACCGGTTCGTCGTCGATCTCCAGCGGCGGCATGTCCATCTGACGCAGCGACGTCGAGGTGTAGCCGCGGTCGGTGATCGTTTTCCCGACCAGTTCCCGCCGCGCGGCGGGGTCGCGCAGGTCGATGCCCCGGAACTGGCGGGTGCCGGTCCATCGGTGGACGGTCACGGGGGTTGGGGTCGGGGACATCGCCGCGTCCAGATCGGCGACCTGCCACGGTTCGTCTCCGGCCGCAACGCCCTCACGCAGTGGCCCGTTGATCTCCTGGTAGTCCGCTGAGTACGACCGGATCGACACCTCGTGGTCGGGGTTGAAGTTGGCGTCGGCCCAGGCCTGCATGGTCGCGGGGTCGCCGGGTGGGAACCCCCGAGCGGCCGGCGGCTCCTGACGATTCGGGGTAGGGCTCGGTGTAATGGAGCCAAGTGGTGGCGCCGCGGTCACCCGCCGCCAGCCACGTTCGGCCTCGAAGGCGCGAGCCTCCGCGATCCGCCGCCGCGATTCGGCGCTGCCCTGAGCGGGACCGACGCCTTCCATCGTGACCACGGTCTTGTCCTGGCCACCGAGCCGGATCGCGCCGGCTAGCTCCTCCGCGCTCGTCGCCTTCTGGTTGGCCTCGTCGAAGACGTTCATCCGACGGTCCCGGACCATGGCGCGGATCTGCGCGTCCTGGTCACCGCGGCTGACCCCTACCGCGTCCATCGCCCGGCGCACCTCGGCCAGCCAGACCGGCTGCTCTTTGTACTCGACGACGGCTGCGTACGCGTCCTGCAGCGCCTGCTGGATCTGCTCCGGAGTCGCCGGGCGCGCGGTCGCTGCGGGAGTCGACGCGGCCGGGTCGTTCACCGCCAGAGGCGTCGGCGCTTCTTCCGGTTCTAGCGCGGGCGGTGCGCCAGGCACCGCTTCCGCGTCGCCGGTGGTGTCGGCGGCGGGTTGGCCCGCGTCGGTGGCGTCGCTGGCGAGCGCGTCAGCGGCGGCCTTGCGGGTGCGGTAGGTCTCTTCGCTCGGAGTGCCGTCCGGGCGGGTATATCCCCAGGGTCGGGTCTTCGGCCCGCGGTCGGTGCGGCCCACCGTGCCGACGGGCTCGCCGTCGACGAGGACGTCCACTTGGCCGTCCGAGCGCTTCCGGAGCGTCGGAGCTTCGCCGCCTCCGGCGCCGGACGCCGCTGTAGCGACCGTGGGCAGGACGACGAGGTCCATCGTCCAGCCGCCCTTGCCGTCCGGCGTCGCAGCCTCGACGACCAGCTCGGTGTCCCGGGGCAGCAGCACGTCCCCGGAGCCGCCAGGAGCCACTACGGCGGGCGTACCAGCCGGGGCTTTGATCCGCATCCGGACTTCGCCGTCGCTGCGCTTCGTCGCCGGGGTGAGCGAGGCCGCCGAGTAGCCGGCGTCCTTCACCTTCCTGCCGACCAGGTCAGCTGGGGATACGCCCTGCAGGGTGGCGAGCCGGACCCGCTTGGTGAGGGTCACGTCCTCCGGCAGCGGCCGCATCGCCGCGTCGAGAGCCTTGACGGTCGGGGAGTCGGTGCGGCCGGAGCGGACGTCGCCCTGAATCTTGCGGGTCGCGTGCGTACCGAACGCGGCGAGCGCGGTCAGCTGTTCAGCCGTCAGGTCGGTCGGCGCGAGCTTGGAGTAGTAGGCCTTGGCCTGCGCCCGGCCGGAGTGCTTCGCCGGCCGGTGCGAGGACGACGCGCTCGAGGCGCGGCGCCGCTCGGCCGCAGTGGTCGCCCGCGTCAAGCTACGGGTGAAGCGGCCGGTACGCGGGTCGCGGGGATGCTTCGAGGGATCCCAGGCCACGTCGCCCCCGCCCCGCTCTGCTCGCTACGCGACCGCGGTCGCGGCGGGTGCCGGTTGCGCCGGGCCGTCGTAGAGGCCCCAGTCGAGGTCGTCCTGATCGAACTGCGGGCCCTCGGCATCAGCCGTGCCGAGGCCGAGCTGGCCGCGCAGACCGGTCGCCCCCGGCTGTCCCCCGACCGATGCCGCGGCGTCGCCGGTGGGGAACGCCGAGCCGAGCATCTGCTCGGCCGCGGCCTCGGTGCGCAGCCGGTCGACGCGTTGCGGGGACTCGCCCATGTCCTCGGCGATCATCGCCAGCGGCCAGCCGATGCCCTTCAGCTTCGTGGCCCGATCGGCGACCACCGACGGGTTGAGCTGCCGCGGGTCCCTCCACCGCACCTCCGAGGCAGAGCGGTCGACATCGTCGCCGGCGACGGCGGCCGCCAGCTGCAGCACGTCCTCCCAGCACTCGGAGAAGAACGCCTGTTCCTCGCCAACCTTCGCCAAGTGATTGGTGTCCAGCGCGATCACCGTGTCGCTGGAGACGTTGATCAGGTCGCCGGGCAGGTAGTACGCCGGGATGCTCGCGAGCACGAACAGCGTGCGGACATCGCCCTCGAACTCCTTGAGGTAGGACGACAGGTCAGTCGCGGAGAACTCTCCGAAGCGGGCGTCGCCCTCGCTCGCCCACACTGACCCGGGGTCGGGCAGGAACTGCGAGCGGGCGGCCTCCCGGTCGACGACCTCGACCTCGAGACCGGTCTCCGGGTCGACCTCCAGCTTGCGCGGGAATTCGTGGTTCGTGACGTACTTCTGCCGGAACGCCGAGTACCGGCCGGCGGTCATCCGGTTCAGCACGCCGAGGTTGATCCGGGCCTGGATGTCGATGACCTTCGCGAACGTCGGAACCGGGTCTTCGCCCAGGTCGTGCGGAGCGGCGAACTCGACGACCGGCACACCCGGCAGCCCGTGCGGCTGCTCGTCGAACTGCTCCCACGATTCCTTCGACCACGGCAGCGCCGAGCTCGCCGACCGGCGACCGGCCGACGTCCGGAACTTGATCACCCGGTCCGGCAGGTAGACATTTGCGCGGCCCTGCTTCGCGCGGTCATCCCACCAGGCCTTCAGCGCCGCCGCGCGTTCGCCGGTCGCGGGATCGTCCTCGACGATCACCTCACGCGGATGCTCCGGGGTGATCAGGGGCCGACTCGCGCGCTTCGGGTGCTGGCCGACCATCACGTACGCGGCCGAGCACGACAGAGCGGTCCGGTAGACCTGCAGCTGCCTGGAGTCCAGCCGGTTGCGCTGCCACCAGCCCCACGCGTCGGTGTCCGACTTGCCCTGCCCGTCGGCGACACCGACGACCAGGAGCCGGTGCACGTCCGCGGTTACGCACGACTCCATGAAGTTGCTGCGGGCCTTCTTCTGGAAGTCCCGGTACGCCTCCGCCGCGCCGCGCGGGCCCTGCGGCAGCGGATGATCGCCGGAGTACCAGGCGCGCCACTCCTTGAGCAGCTTCTGCCGATCGGCCAGGCGCCTGCCCAACCGCAGCAGCCACCAGCCTGGCGAGTCGACGACGTCGTGATCGGAGAGCACCAGCACCCCCGGTCCCGGCTCGGTCGGTCGGTCGGTCAGAGAGTGCCGCCCCAGGTGGCGCGCCTGCGTTGCCCGACGCCGGCGGCGACCGCGTCGGCCCTGCACTCGTAGGCGAGGGTCGCGGCCATCGCGGCGTCGATCTTCTTCGGCGACTTCGGGTGTTCCTTGGCGATAGTGATGCCCGACCGCCGGATCCGCCGCCGCGCGTTGAGTACATGCCGGGTCAGCTGGTGTCCCCCGTCGTGCGATAGTCGCGCGTCGCGGACGGCTTCCTCGAATCGCTCGAGCGCCGCGACCATCGCGCGTTCCCGGTTGGTCCACCACTCCATCGGCTTCGCCGTGGTGGCCTTGACCTTCAGCCGGTGCGCGAACTCGTTGTTCCACTTGTCGAGGTAGTCCTGCCAGTGCGCCGGGTCGGCGTACATGCCGACCACGGTGTACCGGGCGAACGCGGCCGCCACCGCAGCGTCGACCGCCTCGCGGTCGACCTGCCACTCCTCGCCCTCTGGGCCTTCGGGTTTCTCCCAGCAACCCAGCAGCGCGAGGTGGCCTTCGGCCACGTGGCAGGCGACCAGCGCAGTCGAGTCCTCGTTGATCGATCCGTCGAAGCCCAGCGTGACGACGTCCCGGTCCCGCAGCGACTTCGTCGCGTCCGCACACGCCGCCCAGGGAGCCGGCGCGATCCAGGCGTCCTTCGTACCGGTGACGCTGTTGAGGTAGTACCGGCGGCTGTCGTCCGGATCGTTACGCGGGTCGTAGACGTGGTCGACGAGGCCGTCGAGGTCCATCCACGCCATCGCGTCGCCGTACGCCTCGATCAGGCCAGCGCGCAGCGCGTCTTCGTCGGCGAGGTTGTCGACTTCACCCCAGCGGTGGTCGAACAGCAGCTGCTGCCGGCGGGCGCGGCCCTCGAGGATGGCCTCTGCCAGCCGGTAGGTGTCTTCAGCCGCGGAGTCCTGCCCGGGCGCGAACATCGTCGTCAATTCGGCGTACCAGGGATCGGCGGCTCGCTTGCGCTTGGCCAGGTTGCGGACGACGGTGTCGCGCATCCGCTTGAGCTCTGGCGTGTTGTAGAGGTGCGTCTCGTCGAGGGCGACGTGGGTCTCTTTCCCGCCGTCCTTCGCCGACGAGCTCGCAGTCGACGGGCGGATCTCCCCGCCGTCGGGAAGGAACACACGCGTCAGTCCGGCGTCGACGCGGGGCACCTCGGACAGTGGGCCCTCGGTCAGGTTCAGGTAGATCGAGTCGTAGACGTTCCCGGTCTGCTGCTCCTCCGTGGCCATTACGCGGATGAACGGCGACCGCACCGGCTGGCCCATCGCCTCACCGGCCGAGTATCGGTATTCGAAGCCCAGGCCCCAGGGGTCGACGTAGACCTCATTGCCGGTCGCCCACCCCGCGAACCGGCAAGGCCCGAGACCTTCGAATAGGCAGAACCGCGAGCCCAGTCCGGACTTGTCGCAGCCCTTTGGCCGGGAGAAGAACACCGATCCGTACAGACGACGGCCGGCGTCGTTCAGCGCGTAGGCGTCGTAGACAAGACCGGCATATTCGTCGACGTGCACGACCGGCTGGCCCTGCACGTCCCCCGGGCCGTGAACGGTGAAGTACTCCATCCACTCGTTGGCCAGTCCGCCCAGCGACCGGCGCCGCGTGTGGCCGGGCGCACGCACCCGGCGACGCGGCATCAGCTACTCCTCGTCGTCCACCAGCCGGGCCCGCCGTGTCTCGATCGACGTCACCGTGCCCGACGCTGCGCTGCTCTGCTGCTTGCGGTCGCCGGCTACCGGGACCTCGACG